AGCTGGTAGTTCTAGCTTTAGTGGTGCTTACGCTGATTTAACTGGTAAGCCAACAATACCATCAGGTAATCAAATTATTGATTGGACAACAGATCAAGGCAGTACAAATATACATGCAAATAATATACCTGATTTATCTGGAACTTATTTAACTAGTTTATCAGGAGCTGTATTAACATCTGGCGCTCAAACAGTAGCTGGAACAAAAACTTTTTCAAGTGCAATAATAGCAAATGGAGGTGTAGCAATACAAGATATATCAGATACAACTATAACTAGACATTCAGCTGGTCACATAGAAACACCTTTGTATAGAATATTTGATGATGGTTATCACCCTAACGCAGACAAGTGGACAACAGCAAGAACTATTACACTGGGTGGTGACTTAAGTGGATCTGTATCTATAGACGGGTCAGCAAATGTAACACTAACCGCTACTGTAGCAAATGATAGTCATTCACATTCAAACTACATAACAAGTAATGCTAACGACACGGTTTCAGCTAATACTACATGGGGCGATAGTAACCAAGCTAGGTTCGGTACTGGCGGTGATCTTAAAATACAACATAATGGTACAAACTCATATATAGATAATCATACTGGTCATTTATATATAAGAGGTAATGCTACTAGTGATTTAGGTAAAGATATATTTATACAAGCTAAATCTGGTGAAGCATCTATATATGCTTTTGACGATGCTGATGTAGAATTATATTATAACAACTCTAAGAAGTTTTCTACAACATCAACTGGGTTTGAGTGTAACGGTACTGAAATAGATACGTCAAGTAACGGTGGTGGTTACAAAATTGGATTTAACGTTTCTGATAACTTTAGCTTTAGTGGATATGATGTAGCTCATTATGGTATTAGTAATGCTGGTAATGATACAGGTGGTGGTATAGTTTTATCTGGTTACTTTGGTATAAGGTTTGCTACTAATGGATCTATTAGAGGACATTTTTCAAACACAGGTACTTTTACTACATCTGGAGATATTGTTGGTTTTGGTTCACCATCTGACATATCGTTAAAAGAAAACATAAAACCTATAGACAATGCTTTAGATAAAGTATGTAAGTTAAAAGGTGTAACTTTTGACTGGAAAGAAAGTGATTCAATATTAGAAATAAAAGAAGATATAGGATTTATAGCTCAAGATGTACAAGAGGTTTTACCTGAGTTAATAAAAGAAAATGATAATGGTAAATTATCACTTAGAGATAAAGGTATTGTACCTGTACTAGTTGAAGCTATAAAAGAATTAAAAGCTGAAATAGACGAGTTAAAGAAGTGTAACAAGTGTAAAAACTGTAACTGTAATGCCTAATTTTGCAGAAAACTATAGAGCATCAGATTTAACATTTGATGAAAATGGAATTTACTGGGTTAACCCTGATAATAACGAAACTTATCAAGTTATGATGGGATGGGAAACACCTATTATGCAAAAAATGGCTGAATTATGTGTGAGTGAAGGAGATGACGTTTTAGAAATAGGATTTGGTATGGGTATATTATCTGATGCCATACAAGCTAGAAAACCTAAATCTCACACAATTATAGAGTGTCATAAAGACATTATACCTAAATTAAAAGAGTGGGCAAGTGATAAAAGCAACGTAACAGTTGTAGAAGGTTTGTGGGTAAATAAATTAATAGACATGGAAACTAAGTTTGATGCAATATTGCAAGATACTTATGGTGACGAGTATTTACACTCATTGCCTTTTCATATAGAATTTGTTCGTAAACCACAGTGTAAGTTTACATACTGGAACGCTCCTACTGATTTAGGTTGTGATAATGTAGAATATCACGAGGTAGATATAAATCCACCTAGTAATAAATATTATAGTTCAAATAAGTATAACATACCAATAGTAAATTATCTATCATGACAATGCAAGCGAGTGGACAAATAAGTCTACAAGACATACGAGATGAAATAGATAACGACGAAGATGACTTTTCGTTGGCTGATGCTAATACTGGTCAGTACGAAACTATAAATATTAGTAATTTAAATGCTAACAAACCTGATAATTCTACACCTCACGCTTTAAGTGAGTGGTATAAATACCAACACTCACCAACCTCGGTTAGTACAAGTCCAGGTTCTAATTTAAATATAAGTGCTAGTGGTGCTAGTAACCAATCAATATCTGTTACACATAGACAATACTCTACTTGGTATGTGTCATCAAAACCAAGTTGGATTACTATAACATCAGGTAATTATGGTAGTAGTAATGCTGACACAGGTAGTGGAACTGTAACATATAATGTTAGTTCTAATAGTGGCAGCTCAAGAAGTGGAACTATTACAGTAACATTAAATGTAGGTACTACCAACGGCACTCATCCTAATGGCACAAATAGTACTACAACAAGAAATACAAGTGTTTCTCAAGCTAGTGGTGAAGGTGGCGGAGGCGGCGGCGGAGGCGGCCGTGGTGATCCATAGGTAAAAAATGTGAAAATAGCGTAATAATATAATCATGGCAATAACATATAAATATACAATAGACAGAATAAGAACAGCTCCTACGTTATACGATTTAACAAACGTTGTAACGGAGGTAGACTATACTTACGAAGCTAGTGAAGGAACAGGTAGTGACAAGGTAACAGCTGACATAAGTGCAGTAGCTTTGTTAGGGCAACCAGATTCTGAAAATTTTATAGCTTTAGAAAATTTAACTGAAGCTAACGTAAGAGAGTTTGTTAAAGCTGTAGTTAATGTAGACGGAAATAAAAAAAGACTACAAAGAATATTAGAAGAAAAGAAAGTCCCAAAGGCTGTTAAAACAGATCTGCCTTGGGCATAAATTAAGTTTAATTAAATAAATAATAAATATTATGGCAAAAGACGTAAAAAAAATCAAAGACGAGCAATTAGAAGAGTTACAAGGTAAACTCAAAATGATTGACAGTATTAGACTGCAAGTAGGTACTTTAGAAAATCAAAAGTTTGCATACTTAAGCCAAATGGCTGCGGTACAACAAGAGTTGAACCAAATGCAAAATGATTTACAAGATGAGTACGGAAAAGTTAGTATCAATATTACCGATGGTACTATTACTGAGATACCTGAAGAAGATGAAGCTGATAAGAAAGATTAGTATCGGTAAAGACTATAAAAATGAAGCTATGCATTACTCCGTAGGTCAAGAGGTCTACGGAGGGCATACTATTAATGCAATAGTTGAAGATGAAGATAAATACAGTATTTTTATTGAAAAAGGTAATGATATAATTCCTTGGAAAGATTTTAATAAAAATATGGCAATAGCAATAGAATATAATTTAGAATATTAATGCATGGTTTGTTTGATTTTATTATAAAGCCTGTCGGTAATAGATATAATAATATAAAAAAAATAGGCGACAAGGAATTAATAATAAATACTCGTATTGAAGAGCATAAGAATATAAATAGAACTGCTGTTGTGTTAGCTGTTCCAAAACATTATAAAACCAGTGTTAAAGTTGGTGATGAAATAATCGTACATCATAATATTTTTAGAAAATCATATGACGTTCGAGGAAAAGCGCAGAACAGTAGATTCTATATAAATGAAGAAATGTACGCTTGTCCTGTAGACTGTGTGTTTTTATATAAAAGAAATAATAAATGGAAACCTATTGATGGTTATTCTTTTATAAAACCACTAGTAAACGACAATGTGTATAGCACAAACGCTGAAAAGTATTGTGTTGGTGTTATAAAATATTGTAGTGATTTGCATGAGCCCGGAGATGTTATAGGCTTCAGGAATAATATTGAGCATGAATTTGTTATAGACGGTGAGCTTCTTTATAAAATAAAATCTAATTTAATACAAATAAAGTATGAGCGTAAAGGAAACGAAAAAGAATATAATCCAAGCTGGGCACAAAGCAGTTGAAGAATTAATAAAAGTAGCTAAAGAAGCTATTGTTGATAGTGACGACGATATTAGTGCTGATAGATTAAAAAATGCAGCTGCTACAAAAAAGCTAGCTATATTTGATGCTTTTGAAATATTAAATAGAATACAAGAAGAGCAAGACATGCTTGATGGTAAAACAAAAGAAGAAGATAAAAAAGATACTACTTTTTCTGGTTTTGCTGAAAAAAGATCTAAGTAATGTACGAGCAAACTTTATATAAGGTTGTAGAACCTATAAAAATAAATACCATTAAAAGATTAAATAAATCTAAAAAATGGGAGTATGGATATAATCAAGAACACGATATTGTTGTTATATCTAAAACAGGTATGATAGGTGAAATATATGAGATACAAAACCTCAAAATAGCTTTACCACAACAACCTAAACAAGTACACAAGTTTAAAAGCAACAAATGGGAGGTAACAGAATATCCTAAAGAGTTAAATAGAATTAAAACAATATTTGACTGGAAAGAGTACCCAAAAGAATTTAAAAGTAAGTACATAGATTATATAGAAAATGAGTTTAAAAAAAGAGAAGAAGGTTTTTGGTATTATAATAAAAGCAAGCCTACTTATATCACTGGCACTCATTATATGTACTTGCAGTGGTCCAAAATTGATGTTGGGAAACCAGACTTTAGAGAAGCCAATAGATTATTCTACATCTTTTGGGAAGCTTGCAAAGCAGACAGAAGGAGTTATGGAATGTGCTATCTTAAAAACCGTAGATCGGGATTCTCGTTTATGGCCTCAGGAGAGGTGGTTAATGCAGCTACTATTAGTTCCGATTCACGATTCGGCATATTGTCCAAATCTGGGCCCGACGCTAAGAAAATGTTCACAGATAAGGTGGTCCCAATATCGGTCAATTATCCGTTCTTTTTTAAACCCATACAGGACGGTATGGATAGACCCAAGACCGAACTCGCATATAGAGTTCCCGCATCAAAGCTCACAAGACGGAACATTACAAGTACCGATAAACCCGAAGCCTTACAGGGACTCGATACAACGATCGATTGGAAGAACACCGGTGATAACTCCTATGATGGAGAGAAACTTAAACTCCTCATCCACGACGAATCAGGGAAATGGGAAAGGCCGAACAACATCCTCAACAACTGGAGGGTTACAAAAACAACACTACGATTAGGTAGTAGAATTATTGGTAAGTGTATGATGGGGTCAACATCAAACGCTTTAGATAAAGGTGGTGACAACTTCAAAAAACTTTATAAAGATTCAGATGTCACAAAAAGAAACCGCAATGGACAGACTAGCTCGGGATTATATAGTTTGTTCATACCTATGGAGTGGAACTACGAGGGATTCATTGATTCTTATGGATTACCTGTATTCGAAACACCACAAACAGAAGTCAAAGGACCATATGGTGATTACATAGATATAGGTGTTATAAGCCATTGGCAAAACGAAGCAGAAGGTTTAAAAAACGATGGAGATGCTTTAAATGAATTTTATAGACAGTTTCCAAGAACTGAAGATCATGCGTTTAGAGATGAAACTAAAAA